CATTATAATATTCAACAAGTTGTCTGTTTACTTTATTTACTGTAATATCTGGATTATTGCAATATATATTGATATCTACAACTTCTCCCTTACTGTAGTACACCTGATCAGCCTGATAATTGATGTTTTTCAGAGATGCATCTCTGAGATCAGAAAACATTCTTGTTTCCTTTACACTACGTGTGGCACATACAGTACTCTCGACAACATCACCTATATCAGGTAAACCTTTATACTCACCATTTTCACCATAAAGGTTCAATAATATAGTGTTATCTGAAATCGGTATAGTTATTGAATTTACGCTATTACTAACCATTCGTTTTGCAAATGATTCGGATACAATAATAGCATCATCCTGAACTGCCGGATGTACTGCATGCAAAATCCTTCCATTAACTCCAATAGAAACATTTCCATTTTCATCATATGATCTTGATTTCTTAATAGCAGTTCCTTTTGGAATTTTTTCTCCAACTACTGCATTATCAAGGAACTCATTGTTGTAATCGAATCCGAAGTTCTCAGTAAGATTCTCAACAGCCTTTCGCTCAACTACTATATATGAGTCGTCCTCTTCACAATGAAGAAAGTATAATGCATTATAAGTCTTACCCTTCAGAAGACCATCATACTTCTTAACGATGTCAACGATAGTGTAATTCTTATCCGCCTCGGTATAGTAGGATGAATATTTACCAGTGAGATTTTCTTTACCCTCATAAAGAAATGGAAATTCGGGATCATCAATTGCAATATGCTGAACATGATGTTTGATGTTCATAGTTCCTCTCATGACGTTATTACCGCCAGTAAAGTCACCTTGACCAATTAATGATAATTTGCTGCTACCTTTTAATTCTGCACTTTTCTTCTCGAGCTCATGAATCAAATTATATTTTTCTCTTCTCATGACCAAGATCCTCCATTCGTATAGATGTTAACTTCCTAAACAACCTTAATTCTGCCTCCTATCAGAATTACTGTTTCCAAAATTAATTGTTTAGATTGTTCCCTGTATAATATATAAATATTTAAAATGGTTAAAAATGGACAGAATATGCACAGGGGGAATCCCCTGTGCATAATTCTGCTGAAAGGACGTTTGTATATATTCAAGCAGATGCTATTGCAACCACCCGAACGGCAATAATTATTCTTCTGCGAATCCATCCCAGCTGGCTTCAGGTCTATAACCTTCGCCATCCTGACCGCTAAGTCTAGCGAGGGACATATCCTTCTCATCAGATATAACAGTGGTAGGAGTATTGGAGGGTCTGAATGCAGGAAGGTTACCGATGTTAGTGCCAGTAGCGCTATCAACGGGTACAGGTCCGAGAGATCTGCTGAAGAGAGTAGAATCTCCACTAGCATATACTGCATCACCAAGCTCAGGATTGAAGTTCAGTGAGTTAGAAACAATTCTGTACTGCTTAAGCAGGTCATTGGCGATAGCTGTGATTATAGGTGATCTGTAAGGTACACAGTTAAATGTGACATCGTATGTTACATTATCATGTGCACCATTTCCGTCCATGTTAAGAACATTACCCTGAGCAATACCAGTAGGATAGCAGTCTGCAAGCATGATTGCTCTTTCTACCTGTGCACCGGATCTATCATGCATAACATAGATAAACTCAGCTGTATGATTTGCTTCATTGAAAGCAATGGCATCATCATTCTCACTAGAACGCATATACAGTCTCTTTTCAAGACCGTTTGAATCCTGTCCACCAGAGATCCAACCACCATACGTAGCAAGACCAGAGTTCTCATCACCAATAGCATTCATCCAGCCATCGATAACTGTGAATATAGGACAGCCTACCATTTCATACATACCTACAGTGAAAGAAGTAGTTGTATCCTTAGTTACCGTAGGAGTATTAAATGATCTACCTGCGAAACCACCCTGAATAGATGTAGATGCATTTTCGAGAGTCTTTTCACCAAAACCATTTACAGATCTATTCATATATTCCATCATATGCTTAAACTGAATGAACAGGGAATCTGAACTATAAAGCATATCATCTGATCCAGCAAACATCTTAAGGATAGCCTTAGGAGGTCTTACCATGAAGAGACGTCCAAAGCCATTAAGCAGAGGAGAGTAGTTCCTAAGTGCATGATGGGTTGCATTGGTACCGCCCACAAACATACTGTAATTAGTCAGATTAGGGGCATCAAAGACACGACCACCTGTCTGGCTAGTGATTACACTTGAAATAGCCATTATTCGTCACCTCCTGAATAATCAGGTCTCTGAATATTGATCTCGAGAATAATTCTCTTGATAATATCACGGAATTTAACAACAACGTAGCAGTGCATAATCATACGTTCCTGCTCCCACTCATTAGCTGTAAATTCAATGCTAAGATCCTGAACCATCGTACCAATCCAAGGACGATATACTTCCATCTGAGCATCAGTATATCCCTTACGTACTTCGGGTTCATTCCAGTTATAGAGATATCCTCTACAAGCCTTTTCAAGACCCTTCTTAAGTGTATTAAGAACACGAACATTATTCTCTTCAAGAAGAGCAGATGCTTCTGTCTGACGAGTATTCTGGCATGCTCTCTGAACAACTCTTCCTTCATCAGAAGTAATGTAGTAGTTGATTCTAGAAGTATAGAGTTTCTCCTTAACGTCCCAGTCAATGATATCGATATCAGGACGGAACGAATCACGAATGAATTCACCAGATACGCTCAGTGCATTATCTCTCTGGAGAGCTCTAAGTGTAGCATAGTTAAATGTGAAAGGTTTATTGAGTCCTTCACGCATAAGGTGAGGAACAAGGTTCTTGGCAATGAAGTAAGAAGTTGTAACCTTAATACGTTTACCTGTTACAGGATCAAAGATCTCATAGAAACCAAGATCGATAGATGTTGCTCTACCGTCAAACTCTTCCATCATATCAATGATATCAAGAAGTTCATAGTTTACACTAACACTCTTAAGTCCTGTGAAGTTGCAGTCAAGATACAGTGAGCATCCTGCACCACGTTCAGGATTTACACTCATACCATTCTTGTTTCTGAATTCGTTCAGATCATACATAGCAGCCTTAACATTAAGATCACTGAAGTCCATAACAAAATCAGATGTACCGATAATAGCAAGAGCCTGTGCATCTTTATCTGTAAGAACTGTAGAATTAGCATAAAGCTGTGAAGTCGTAGAATCAAGAATCAGACCTTCATCTGATGTCATGTTATAGTTAGCGTCGAAGAGGAAATCAAGATTTACTCTGAACGGAGAAAGAATCTTTCTATCCTTCTCACCACGGAATGCCTTAACATATTCTCTGGAGAGGAGAAGTTTCATCTCAGCATCAGAAGGAGCTCTGGTTACGCCGTTTACTGTGATCTCCTGGAAATCACCATCATGTCCACCGGTAAATCTCTGACCTACACTCTGATTCAGTATAACACCATCATACTGATCAGCATCGATTGCAGTCTCCTCACCTTCATCGTATACAATGTTACCTGTATCCGAATCAATTGAGAGTACTTTATAAATCCAACGTAATCCATCGTTAAGAGGATCTGCTGCAACAAGAACTCTTGCGCCTACATAAGCAGTACTCCAATCAGATGTGTTAAGAGGCTTACTTGCACCTGTAGTATTGGGAATTTCAAGATCAGGAGCAACCCATGCTCCTGTAGACTTAGTTGAGTAATTCCTATAATAAGGTATCTGTTCACCTGTCTTTGTGTTGAGAGTATAACCGAAGAGCGGATCGAAAGTATCTTCAGTAATTGCCTGAGCAATTTCAAGCTCACTAACATCGGTTGCATCTCCACCAGATCCATGGATATAAGTGTAGTTCTCATCTACGATATCCTTATAGAAATCATAGAGAGTCTGGAAGCTGTCCTCATAAGGTGTAATGCTTACAGGGCAAGAACCGGTTGAGAACTGGTCAAGAACATCACTAATGAGAGTAGACATCTCATAGCGAGTTGTCTGATAAAGAGATCCTGAGAATACATTTGTAATCTGAGTGATAGTCTTATTGCTGATCAGGCTGAACTTATACATCTTAAGATCATATTCCTTCTCAGCATCTGCATCACGAGCAATACTCATTGAATACATATTACCATACTTACCACGTCCGATACTTCTTACAGCACAGATGGGCACAGTCATGTATCCCGTAAGAGGATCTGCTGTAGTTGTTGTGAGACTTCTAGCAAATGCATCAATATCATCATCAGAAGTAGCTCCATCGGTTATGTAGGGTTTTGTAGCATATGCAGTACTAAACTTGATCTCAAGTCTGTACTTACCTGTTTCCTGTCCGAGCTCATCAAGGATCTTGCCTTTGCGATAATGAGCCAAGAATACTACATTGGCATATGTAGCATTATCAGGAAGCACTCTGCAGAACCAAACATTTGTCTGTCCATTAAACAGAACATCTGCCTGAATTGAAGCCTGTCCATACTTCTGATAATTACCCTTTCCGAAAATAGCCTGCTTGGTTTTCAGACTGTTAACACGTACAAATGTATTATCAATACCACTATCTGCACCTGTTACAACTGCAGTCGCAAAAGGAAGATCATCTGTGTCACTCGCTGAAGCAACTGTTTCATCATACCATGTGTAATCATTGATTACTGTATACACATGCGGGTGTGCATAATATGGTATAATCTGTACAGCGGAACTCGTAGAATCTGCCATATAACATCTCTCCTTTTCTAAAATATTTGAGTAATAGCAAGAAAAAAGAATACATATCTCTTTTTAATAGAGTGTTACGTAAATATAGCAGGTTTCTCAATAGTGGATAATCTTTTCTAGTGGTGATACAGGTTCTTCCACTTCATTGATCGAATTATTAATTCCATTAGAGATCATACCTGAGATATCTTCGAATACCATACCACTGAATGTAGACAGATCTTTTACTACAGATCGAACATTACCTGTTACATAGTCGTATCCATTAGGATTAGTTTGCTTACCATAGTATTGACCATATCGTTCTTTTGTGTTATGTGGGTTCCTGTATGTAGCGGCCAATATCATCTCAAATATTTTGGATGGTACTTTGAATGATACAGATGCTATTTCAAGATTTCTCCACCATTTGTTTATCAAATCAGGATAATAAAGTGTCTTAGGAAGTTTACCTGCCAACACTGAAGATAGAAATGATTCAGCAACCGTTCTTCCTTTTTCCAAGGTCTGATGGAATACATATGAATCTTTAGGATATTCCAGTGTCATAACATCAAGTGTTATATCATGAATCTTAATAGTTTCATATTTAAATTCATAAATTGAGAATTCAACAACTATAGGGAGATTCATTAACCTCATTGGACCTTCTTGCCCATTTGGAAATGAACGTGCGTAAACAATACCGAGTGTTTCAACTGTAGATCCTTTGTTTACAGCATACTCATTATTTTCAAAATAATTTAACGGAACATAAATTTCCATATATTCACTGCAATATATTTTGCCGTCCTTTGCGTACAATGTACTCATTGTAAATCACCTCCGAATTAATTTATCGTATCAAAGAATAACGGACTTAGATCAACTGTTTTATCATAGTCATTTGATTTCTCTTTTATGTTAGAATATACGTCATCATGAACGAAATCAAATGTGTTAACTAACTCTTGAATTTGTTCTTCTACTATAGCTGATGATTGCATTACAAGATCATCATATGTTACTGCATCAGTAGAGAAATACTTTGAAGTAGTAAGATCAATCTTTTCAGGTTGATTAATTTCATCATCTGTATCATCCATAAGGATTGGATGTTCTTTCTTATAGATTCCAAAGTGTTCAAGATTATCTCCTGTATAGTAAACATATAACGTATGGAGATATGAGAACAGACAGTCATCATGCTCACCGCTCGCGGCTTCTATTCTACCAGTAGATGTACGTACAAGCTTACATATATCATCTACTAAATATTCAGTGTTGATAAGATGTTTAGCTTGAGCAATATGCTGGAACAGAAGTTCCATCATAGCCTTACGTACTTTAGGTGAAACATATGTACCATACTTCTTATATTTTACAGCCAATGATTTCAATTCATAATCATCATCAGTTTCTTCAACCATTTCCTCAAGTTGTTTAGCCGACTCAGACCAATATATTCTATCAGCAATATCAGTCTGATCAATTAATGCCTGAATCAAGAAACATCCCATACTATTCTTTTCAGGAATCAATACACCCTTAGGCATATAACTCTTTATTAGTTTTACAAATAATTTGAGAGCTTCTTTCAATGTCAAATAAGGGGATTTGAACTCAGCGGCAATTTGTAAATTGTATGGGTTAATTATGGTAATAGCAAAGTTATCTCCACCACCACCACTAGATGGATCTATTCCAATCAAGTATGGAATATTTTCATCAAATATTTTTGGTTTACCATATAACATACCTTGCCCATGTGGATATAATCTGAATCTCCATTTGTTATTGATGATTAAGTCATCATCACTCTTCTTCATATTAGAAATCAGATATTCAATATCCTCAGGATCGATTGGAGATTCAGTAGAACCTCTGAGTCTCTGTAATAAGATTTCACGACGGATTGCCATCTTATCACCAGAGAGTTTATACTGTTCCTGTACCCACTTATATGTTTTACGTACTTGATAGTATTGATATTCCATATAGAAAACATCAATAACCTCACGAGTATGCTGACGACCATCAGCATGATATTCTTCCATGAAAGCAGATTTGTATTCAGCTATCTGTTCTTCAGTCATATCATAAATCTTTTCAGTCCATGGTATCATAGATTGTATAATGGGCAGTACATCTTTACCCTCACGGGTATCAAGGTTTCCCGTTGTCTTCACACAGTTCGCAACACTGTGCAGTTCTCTTATGAACTTCTATACTTCTCAGCATAAGTCGTGACTATATCTTCATCCAGTATATTTATATACTGGAGAAATGCACTTCCATTTGAGGGAATCTCACCCACCGCCATATGTATGCTTGCGGTCGTACTCCTATAGCCGAATCTCACGGCCCCGAAGGGGATAGTCGATGAACTTTCTAGTGATATAAGTCACTAGCTTAGCTGCGGACTTTCTCTATCTTTAACATTCTTACTATACTCTAGTTAATTAGACTAGACCCTCATCCAGACTTCACAGTGATGAGTTAGTAGTTAAATCTTAACAAGGTCTTCCCGCAGTTCACATTGAGTTGTTGCTATATATTACTATATAGCCGCCCGAGTCACCTATATAATTCACCATAAATGTCGTGAATAAAATAAACGTGATTAACCAAAGGCGTACAGGACATTGCACGGCAGTGTGCTAGTCCTGCTTTAGCTGCGTTCTCTGATGCCGTTTTATATAATGGAGCAGAGTTGGATAATATTTCTCCAAAGAAAGGAGTATGTTCAATCTCATCAAAGTATATCAATGCACCAGAGCCACCACGTCCGAGGCTTTGTGCATGAGATAATGATGATGGCTTAGGGTGAATAACCACTTGGTTATGAAGCAAATTGTTTTGGAGTGTTTCAGATGATTGACGAGATTTCTTAGTCTTACCATCAGCATCTGAATATCGTTTGAACTGTAACCATTCTGGAAGAAGTTCAATATCATTCTTTAAGTCTGATAAGTTCTTCTTGGTATTTTCTGTTTCTTTTCCAAAGAAGTGAGCTGTCATATTACGTGATAATTGGAATGCCCACTGTATAGGTCCTGCCAACAATCCTGTAGTCTTCCATGTCTGACGAGGTTCACATAGACAGAAGTCTTGTGATCGTTCAAAGCACCAATATGCTGCAGCCAATCCTCTATGTAATCCTAATGGAACTATACCAGAGTCAGTACGCATTCGTACAGCCATTCTTGCAAATGACCACATATTATGTTCAAACTCTTGCATTAGTGCTTGAACCTGTTGTGCTGTTATGTTGGGACTAAATGGATCAATATCCGCTACTCTAGGATTATCAATTCTTAGCATAAAGTAATAATTCTTAATACCAAGAGTTTGTAATTCTTTTGCAGTAATTCTGAAGCTCTCATTCGAGCATCCAAAGTCATAATAATGACCATTAATCTGTTTTATATCTGACAATACAAATCACATCCCTTTGTTCATAGTGTAATAATAAATGATTTTATTTCCAACGTTCGTATATCAATTTATAGAAATTATAGTATTTTGATAATGCATGATTATATATTCTAATAGTATAAATGAGTGTATGAATAGCACTCTAAATTAGAAAGGAAGTTTTATTATGGCAAAGTATTCTAAAATTATTTTCGCATCCTCTAATCAAACAAAGTTGAAGGAAGTACGATACATCCTTCAAGAATGTGAGTTTCCTAATCTTGAAATATTGTCACTTGATGACATCGGTCTGAAAGTGACATGTGAAGAAGATGGAAAGACGTATGTGGAGAATGCTATGATCAAAGCATTCAACATATATCGTCAGCTGCCTGATGAGTATAAGGGTATTCCGATCCTCGCTGATGATAGTGGGTATGAATTTGCTCAGTGGCCTGGAAAACTCGGGCTGAACACACATCGGCAGCTTCATGATTATCCGGTTGAACATCTGGACATGAGTGGCGATCTGAGAGTATCACAGCATTCGGCAATGACATTTCTCTATACGCCGTATGATAATAATTGTGAGACTCAGAAAGTGAATCTTCTGAACTCATACCAGGTTGTCTATGGAAAGGCGATCAATGAGCAAAGGGGGAATTACGGTTCCTATTATATGAATTCGTTCATACCCATACATCAGAATCGCACATTTAGCGAACTCGGTATGGAATACATTTGCAATAATTCTGCTCGAGCAATTACTCTGAGTAGAATAGTCGAAGACAAGATCAGAGATCTTGTTGAGTCATAAACCATGATAACGAGGTGCCGTTTATGGCACCTCGTTATTAGTACATAAATAGAAAGGAAAATTATTATGATTAAAGAAATTTTATTTACCCACAATGATCTTGACGGAGTTGGATGTGCCGTAGTACTTAGTCTTGCAAACAGCATGAAGAATGTATATCACAATGGATTCACAAATGGGTGGCTGACTCTTGGCAATGATTATTTAGTAATTCATTGTGCGATTAACGCAGTGGATTCAATCGTATCTGAAACTCTTGACGAGTATGCAGAAAAGATTGATCCGTATACGGAAATTATATTTTCTGACATATGCTGCAGCAAGCAGATGATGATGGATCTCATTGAATGTGGTTATACAATATCAGTATATGATCACCATGCATCAAATGAATGGTGTAATGATATTGACGGAATAAATTCCTTTGTTATGGAAAGAAATTCATACGACGAGAATGAGTCCGGAGCATCAGTGCTCTTTTGGAACAGATATCGAGACATTCTTAATATCCCGTCGATAATTAAATTCGTCGAAGCTGTACGCGGCTATGACGTATTTGAATTTGATGATTTACATCACGAAGGATTGTACCTTAATAAGATGCTTCATATGATGAGCATCGAAGCATTTGAAGATTACTGGGTAGCTCAACTGAATCAGTTATCAGATAATCAGACACCAAAAAGCTTAAATAACTTTTATTCCGTACACGATTTCTACGAGAATCAATTACGTGACGAAGCATATTTGCCGCTCTTCGATTCAGTGACGAATCTGTTTATTTCCTCTGCATTAAATGCTGAGGAGAAAAAGATCGAAGAACTTAGTAACAAGCCTGGTTGGATGTTTGAAGCGGGTGGTTATAGGTTCTCGGTATTTATGTCGGACTCTTCGATAAATATGAGCAATGTTGCTCAAGTGTATTTACAGAAGAATCCTGATGTTGACGTGTTTGTATTCGTCATTATTAATACCAATGGATACTGTGGTTACAGCTTCCGTACGAGTAATCCGGAGATCAATGTATCGGAATTTGCGAAGTTGTTCAATGGTGGTGGTCATCCAATGGCGGCAGGTGCTTCTATCCATCGGGATACAGTTGAGGCTTTACAGAAGCTCTTTACTGAAGATCTTGGTAACAAGATTGGTTAACAGCATAAATGGTATAAACAGAATAAAGAGGAGCCCTGGAGCTCCTCTTTATTTTTATTTATTAACCTTCATATCCTTTAGGGTACTTTATGTCAATGATCGGTCTATCACCTGATTTAGGTATAGGAGTAGCCATAATCTTTTTATAACATTCCAGCAATTGAGTTCTGACATTTTCCAGATAAGGTTTATTATGAGGAACGATATATTTTTTGCTACCTACATCAAGTAACTCAATATACCATTCAACAATTTCAATCTTGGAAATACAATAAGATGCAATCATCATTTTATCATTTGCATCTCTAATTGATTCAGTCTCAATCTGAATATATGCAATCAGATCAGCAGGAATCTTCTTGAGTTTCTTTACTCCAAATTTCTCTGAAAGATATTTAACTTCTGGATCAGGACTACATGCAGGCCAAGCTAAATCGGTATTCTCATGAATAAAGTTATTATGAACTGTATTCATTTCATTATCAAATCCACCATTCATCAGACGATCTACTGCCTCAGGAAGATATAAAAGATTTCTTAAATTATCATCCATTTCCAATGACTCTTTAAATGACTGAATCATTTTACTGAGATCATCGACAATCTGTTTTCTTTCCTTCGAAGGATCTGCATAGTTGCTATAGATGCCTCTGACAAATTTATTGATAGCATTTATATTTTCTTTGCTAATCCTAAATGCATCATTATTAGACATATCAACATTATCAAATGAGAAAAGCATCATCATGGGACATGTCACAATACCACTCAACTTACTAGTTGAAAGCAGACGCTTCATCTCACTATTGAGTTTCATAACTTCAAACATTAATTTCTCAGAATAGCTTTCCACCTTAGAATCATAATATTTGATTGCTGCTTTAAAGAAATTATATCCATCATTACGATCTTTCATGGTGTTGAATATAGAAGGACTCATGATAATCTTGATTTCAGGATTTCTATGAAGAAGTCCATTAATAGACTCTCTACCTGCAATGAATCTGGATACAAAGTCTTGAGTCATATTAGGAACCTTAAACTCAAATATATTATCATTACTATTATTCTTTAACGTTATTGAAAATTTACGATATCCTTTACTCCAGATAGGAAGAAGATTCTTTGTAATGACATTGGCATAGATATTTGCTGTATATTGAGTTACAGGTTTCTTATCATTGATGATGGACTGAGTAAGTGTTCCAAGTACACGTTTAGCATCCTTTTCACTCATATCAACATTGTATTCATCATGTGAAGCTGGTTCAGTAGCTGCAGCTTCATTAAGAGGATATGTCTTAGGATTCTGACAGAAATTCCAGAATTTCTTAGCATATTCTTTAGTGAATACCAGAGTAAGATAATGAACTCTTTCATTTGTTATAAGAGTAAGATGCTTAGTAGAATCCTGTTTATCAATTGATTTTTTCTTTTTATCATACACATGCTTGAGGGATTTATTCCATATACTAACAAGATCCTTTGGAAGATCATTTACCTGTTTATCAGGCTGAGGAAACACTTGCACTTCTCCACTATATTTATCATTAGATTTTTCAACTTCGAAGTATCCAAAATTGCTATCTTTGCTCTTAGGGTCCATCCATGATGTTAAATATTTTACGTCATCTTTATTAATGGACTCGAAGTTCTTATGCCCCTGCATTTCATGTTTAACTGCATCAAGTATACTCTGATTAACATCAATAACAAACACCCGGAATCCTTTAGGAAGACCCTTAAGGTTACCAGTGACCTTGTTGGTATTATTTGTAGATTCGATATATTCATATGATTCTTTATTATATAATTCTGGATTCTTTTTAATATCTTTTTTAGAAGGATGATTATATGTAGGAGCATAATCGCTGGATATAATAGTTTCTGGTTTTAGGTCATCAATCTTAGCTCCTCTACCATATTTCAATCGCTCCCCTGCTTGTCGACGTGTAATTGTGTTATCAACCTGCATGGTAACTCCTCCTCTGAACGTTTTTGTAGTTGTGTCATTATTCATCCACTTGGATGTCTTAAATACTGAGGTATTATCAATATCGCCAACACGAACAGACGTTACAAATTTATTGATAAAATCTTTACCTTTAGAATTATAATATTCATGCAGTTTGTCGATATCTAATGAGAGAAGAGTAGGATCTACACATGGTGCATGTGGTCCGAGACATCGAATGGATTTTAATCTATTGCCTGTAACTCTATCAATTATAGCAAGTACCTTTTGACCATGTGATTTATGATCCATATTACCTTTCTTTGCTATGTTTTTCTGGATATCATCAATCACTTGTGCACGGTTAGGATCATTCCAATTAACATACCCAGAACCAATATCATCAACTTTGATATTATCTAAGCTATATACTATTTTAACAGCATTCCCAGTATCATAATCAAATCCGGCTCTGAAGTCATGATGCAAATTATCATGAGTCATAGGCTGTAATTCTTTTTTCCATCTGGCTCTCTCGTCATAAAGTTCATTATCTTCGTCATATTCGTTGCTCTCAGTGATAGTTCTTATGGTCTTAACATTATCGACGAATTTATTCCACAGCTCTTCAGCCACCTTTGGGGAAGTATAAATATCAAGTCCCTCAAATGGATTACCATGATCACCCTCATTCGAAAGAGTAACATCAAACTTCTTTCTGATTTTAGGGCGCATTGTAATAAATACATTCTTAATGAATTCATGCATAAGCTCTTGTGTGAAGTCGCTCATATGATTAGTAAAATGACCTGTTACCTGAATCATGCACTTATACTTCTTACCTTTTTGATATACTCGTACAGCACCAATATCAGATTTATCAGTAGGCATTGCACAGAATTCTTCGAGCTGTTCTTTAGCCCAACTATCATTATTTAAATCAGAATATTCACGAGTAGCGAGAATAGAATTAACTGTATCAACTACAATCTTATGGATAGTCATAACTTTATTCTGAATATCTTCAGGAAGATCTCCTAAGAAACCATCCATAACGTTTTCTTTGTTAGCCATATTTATCCATCTCCTTAATAGATTTAATATTTACGATTTATAATCTAGTAAATCGGCAAACGATATAGTAGCTGGGAACTTCCCAGCTACTATATCGCCTAGTTTAATTTGTTCTATATAGAGGAGGAAACTCCATATCAACCGCCAACAACAGGTGTTACAGGAGTAGGCCATTCTGCAGAGCCCCAAGGAGCACCTGTGAGGTTACCAGTAACACGCTCAGGAGCTGTACCATAAACAAGCTCACTGTTGAGAAGGATAAGGTCAGCCTGAATACCCTGGATAGCAATATCCTTAAATCTGGATGTTGCAGTAACGATGTTATATGCACCGCCAGGAGCAGAAGTAGACTGATATGCAGTCTGACTCTGAGATGTCATCAGATGTGATGTATACTTAAGGTGACGATAAGAAATGTGCTCTGCATTTGTGGGATAACCATAAATGTGGAGGATAAGTTCTCTCTTATTATCATCACCAACAGGCTCTTCAGTATATGCATCATATATGTTAGTAGCAACTACACGAACATTAGCACCGAGATCTGTTGCAAAGCCATAAGAGTTGTTAACATCGATACCACCGATCGTAGTACCAGGCTGGGACTTCCAGTTTACAAACTCAGAGATGAGCTGTGTAGCCATGGGGTTACCAACGATGACGAAGGAAAGACCATCGAGCTTGGTTGTTTCAGTAATCTGATGAATAATGCTCTTAAGACGGAACTGGATAACGGTGCTGATATACTTGAAGGGATCGCCTGCAAAGTAAGCAGGTGCCTTAAGATCAACTGTATGAACCTGAGCAAGAGACTCAAGCTTATATATATCAGTCTTAACACCATTGAACTTCTTGAATTCGTCAAACAGGAACTGGATAACAGTCATGCACTCCTGCATTTCCTGTGTACGAACGATTTCATCAACCATTCTGTTATAATAGTTGATATCAAGGAGAGCAGCTGCATCTTCGATTTCTTCAATCGAGAAAGGCATATTCCAACGAGCACCATCTTCGATTGTAAATCTGAGAATGTCTCTCTTCTCTCTTACAGAGATAGAACGGAGGTTCTTTTCATTAGAAAGATAGCCTTCGAATACAACGCCTTCAACCTGACCAGATGCAGAAGAAATGGAAATTGTACCATTCTTGAAATCAACCTGACCACCAAGGGTATCCTGAACATGAGTACCATCGGGTGTAGTGAAGTCGAGGTCACCATTGATAAGAGTACCATTAGTGGAGAATTCGATTGTGATTCCATTACCAGGAAGTCTTACAGTCTCAGTTCCTACCTTGATACCAACGATTTTAAATGCGAATGAAAGTCTATCGATACCAGGAGTACCGTCTGTAAGGTTTGTGATGATATCATACTTGTACAGACGTCCATTATCGAATTCAACAACCTTCTCCTTGATCTTATGACCTTTAGCCGCATCCCAGAGCTTCTGCCAATCACCATTGAAAAGACACTTAGGATATTCGTACTCTTCACCAGTCTGGTTGTCTACCATATAGGTTGTACGGATGTGCTTTGTAATTGTAGGAGTCTTAACAGTTTCGATTTCGATGATGTCCTTAAGAATAGAACCGAAGAACTGCTTAACGAGTACAGGGAATTCGAGTGTGGATATAGGAAGGAAGTTTACGATGGAAGCAGACTCGGTATAGGACTTAACCTTGGTATCCCAGAATCTTTCAGCGTTCTCACAAATAGAAGCTATGTGAGGGTCATTGGGGCAATGCTCCTTAAATGCTTCCATAACAGGACCCATGAGGTCAGCCTTATACTGTTCCATGAAGTTTCTATCGCCGAGGATCTGACGCATATCTCTCTTGATATCAATATTATGATCAGTCTGATAGCTTTCGCAAAGATCCTGGAAGCGCTCATCGAAGCTCTTTTCACCCTCATTCTGGAATGCACCGAAAGAGCTCCTGGGCTCCTCGTATTCACTCTTTCTACGATCGGACGCTGATTCGAAGAACCAGCTGATTTCACTATTAGCCATAATAACATAATCTCCTTTACAATAAATTTTAGATTGACTTCTCTACGTACTTTCTGTAGAATTACATAATGGTTACTCAGTACCCTTAATTCCTTTACGGACATCTTTGTCAAAGATATCGTTTAAGAGTTTTAAAAGGTTGAGACATTTATTAAAGAATAGTAGGTTCTTCGAGTAGTTCTCATGTAGGAAAGAATTTTTCAAATATAACCTTATATTCTCATCAAGCTTTTTGAGTTTCTCAACTATGGACAATGAATCCGAAGATAGAGTAAATAATATATCCGAGTTGTTTTTGATCATTGTCAGTTGAGATCCGATGGTATTTAATAAAGTGAGATATCGTTGATAAAGATTCATGTTCATTATCGAACTGATCTTCTCATCTAATTCAAGATTGTTTGAATCATTTTCTCCTGAATCATCGGCTCCGGAATTGTCGCCAAATCCATCATCACCTTCATCCCCAAAACCACCGTCATCATCACTTCCCATATCAGGAGGAGCATCGTCACCCATATCTCCTCCAAAGTCGTCACCCATGTCAGGAGGACTATCATCAGTATCAGGAGTTTCTTCAGGCATATCAGGTGGTGTTTCGGCATCACTCGACATATCTGGTGCTACATCTGGGGGATCATCTCCAGGAGCTTCATAGAGGAATTGCTCAAATAAAGAGGATTCTTTCAATTTTATTATACCTCCTTTCATAATAGTATATTAAAGATTACCAATTACGTACACCTGCAACACGGCACATTTTCTTATTAAGCTCGTTCTTGAATCGCATCATTTGATATTTTGCCTTGCTATCCTGGTTGCGTTCAGCATCTTTAATCTTTTCATCACATATTTCCATCTCAGTTTTAAGCTCGGCTATCATTTCATTACGAATTCTGCCTTCACGTTTCTTACCACCGATACCCTTAGTTACTGAGAGGAATAAGAATACAGGATTAAGAAGTAAACCTGCTTTAAGAAGAGAACCACCGACAATTGCTTTTTTAGTAGCTTCGAATATATTCTTACGAGCGTAAGGATCGGCTAATCTCTCTTTAACATTATTTTCATCGGTATCTTTCCATTTAGTGATCATATTTGTTATCCACTGTCCAGTACGCTTGATAGGTTTAACGAATGCTCTACCAGCGTTCTGAACATTCTGTACAGCTTTCTTAGCTTTCTGCTGATGTTTAGTTGTTTTCCTATCAATATCTGTAAGAATATCTTTTATAGGATGATCTGATTCCGGTCGATCATCATCTGCATCTCCAACTGCTTCAGATAATACAGATTCATTCATTGGATTAGATTTAGGATGTTTGATATACTACATACTTCAGCGTGGTACCTTCATCGGATCCGACAACCATAAGTTTCATATCATCAGTATTAGGATCATTATCTTTCATATAATCTTCTGTGACTTTAGTAATTATATGATTCATTGCCTTAATAAAATCTTTGTCTTCTTTCTGAGCTGTAACAATGGTGCCTGTGGAGAAATTTCCATCTGTATTAACTTCATTTACTACTGATGACTGATAAGTATCACGTTCAATAAATGGTAAGACTGCGATTTCACCAAAATATTTATTATGCTTTAACTTAATTGCCGTCATACCAACTCTACTGAAAAACTTTTTATTTCTCATACAGCGTATATACTGCTTAGCTTTCTTTAGATTAGTTCCGGACATACGAAGCTCAGGATCTCTCTCGATGATATCTTTAATTTCATCAATTAAGTATTCATTGATGGACTTAATATTTTTTGCCACTGAAGCTGGTAGAGATTTAATATTGCATGTAGCACTATGCTTTCCATCAAAGAGATTATGAATTTTTCCTTCAGTGTATAATCCATCATCGAATATGTTCAGACTCCAAGGAGATGCTGACTCTTCAGAAACTTCGTCATCATCATACTCATTATTATGAGACCTAATATGTTTACCATATGAATGATCATCGTTTGTTTTGTTATAAGCCCGAGATGTAGAGTGATCATCATGAATGGAGTGATCATCTCTCGAATGATCATCTCTATTATGAACTGAATTATCTTTGTTGAATGAATGAGAATTCTTATTAAGAGAATTATTATAAGTATAATAATAATAATTATTGATAGCCTGACGTTCCTTATTTATAACATCATCTTCATCATCCGAGTCTTTATCGCTATCTACAGATGATGGAATATCATCGTCGTCATCCTCAGGTACAGAGTCATCTTTTTTGGAAGAAGGTCGACGATAATCTTCCAAGGATTTTTCATCTTCATCATCGTCACTGGATTTGGGATGATCATCATCCTCACCATAATGAGCCATGTCATGATTATTTCCAATATATCCTGGAACGCCACCAGTCTTTTTATTATGAGTATTACCGAGCCAGGTGTCCTCATTAATAGAACTAGGCTGCATAGGAATTACTGAATCTGCGATTGTCTCATTGAATTCCGTTGTACACATACCATCAAACTCTTCGTAAAGAGAATAGATTTCCTGTTGAATAGAATTAGCTTCATCAAAAGATTCTGTACAGGTCATATAGTACTCTTTAAAAGATATCAGATCTTCCAATGCATGAACTTCCTCTTCTGAATATTCAAGTACTGCATCTTCGTTGCCCATAATCATAGATTCTTTGAATGACTGAAGATTGCGAGCTCTCATGTTTTCAACAATGGATACAAGATTTTTGCTCTTGATATTTTTTATACTTTCAATATCTGAATATTCTAAAAGAGCTTCATCAGTAACACATTCAGAAAGCCATTGATAAAACGTAGGAGTATTATAGACATTATGATTCTCCAGGTAATTGAATAATGAATCAATTGATCCTGTAGAATGTGCAGTTATTATCATATCAGGAATAGCAGCTTCACCAAACTTGCTAATCATGCCAATGAGCTTATTATTCTGAATGCCATTTTCATTGAACGAATAATATGTAGATGTATAATTTGCAGGAAGAGTATCAGCAAAATATTCATACATCTCAAAACAATTACGATATTTATCACGATATGATTCAAGTTGACATTTAGCATCCTTATACTTTGAAGCATTTTTCTTTTGTGATTCGCATTTTTCAATGCACTCATCAACTTTCTCTGTGATCATATTGTATGCGGAGATCGATAATCCATAACGATCTACAAACTCATTCAGACTCGCTAAACCAATGTCAGAATTAATTATATATTCTAAGTTGTCGAGGTAGTTGTTAGGACTTAGAATAATATTATTCACAGCTTCGGTATATTCATCGATAGCAGACTTGCTACCTTTCCTAGCTGCAAGATATAATGATTTTATATCTTTCATGATGCAATCAAACCTCATTTCTTAAATGGAATATTATGAAATTTATTATTTGGTGAAGG